TGATGTGCTAACCGCTACACAAATGGAGCAAGAGAGCCTGTGGAGGGATTCGAACCCTCACTTGTACGGTTTCTAAGACCGACGCCTCTACCAATTGGGACATACACAGGCGCGCATGTGAAGGGAATCGAACCCTCGGCCAGCCGCTCGACAGGCGGCTGCTCTTACCACTGAGCTACACATGCATTGGTACAGAAGCAGGGAGTTGAACCCTGATCGTCGGTGTATCAGACCGATGCTCTAACCATTGAGCTACCTCTGAGTGGAAACGGAGGGAATCGAACCCGTCCTGAGCCAGTTTGCAAAACTAGCCTGTCACCTTGACCATCCCCATTGAGGCCCACCTCGGAGTCGAACCGAGCTGCGTCCCTTTGCAGGGGACGCCACTACCTTAGTAGCAGACCAGAGTTCCTCGTCTTGGAATCGAACCAAGCAAGCCGTCGCGCGACGCAGGGGTTACAGCCCCGCTTGTGTCCCAGCACCCAAGGAGCGGAGAGCAGTGGAATCGAACCACCAGCCGTTAGACTGAAGCCCCTTAGCAGGAGGCTTGGCGCCCAGCGCCATGCAATCCAAGCGGAGAGCAAAGGAGTCGAACCCTCGGGGAGTTACCCCGGCCTGGTTTTCTAGACCAGTTGGGCACCACTGCCCGCTGCAATCCAAAGCTGCTCCCCCAGGATTCGAACCCAGAACAAGTGGTTCAGAGCCACTCATGTTACCAAATTACACCAAGGAGCATCGAGCATATCGCCAAGGAATCGAACCCTGTCCAAGAGGTTTGGAAGCTCTTGTGCTGCCAGTACACCAGCGACATATGGCTCGACTGGGATTCGAACCCAGGTTTCTAGGTTATGAGCCTAGCGTGGAACCTCTCCACTATCGAGCAGAGCCTTATGCGAGGATCGAACTCGCGAACCTAGTTTGGAAGACTAGTGTGTTACCGCTACACCAATAAGGCAAGTCGCGTACGGCGGGTTGCTAGTTCCCCTCACCCCGGACGTGGTCCAGGGGCCATGAATTGCACATGGTATCTCCGTACTCGTCTCTCTGCTAGGAATCGAACCTAGTTTGCCTGTTCCCAAAACAGGTGTGATGCCAGTTCACTACAGGGAGTTGAGTGTGACAGCCGTACTTGCGTACGGCTGGTCACGTCCTCAATGTTACCTTGCTCCTCCGGCTTGCGCAAGTCCACTGCGCGCTCCCCCGGTAGCTCCGCTGAAGTTGCCCTTCTCGCGGTTCACCAGCTTGTCGCGCTGCTGGCTCGCAGCAGTGCCGCCCACGAAGGCGTCGTCCTCAGCCTGACGCTGAGTCCATCCACCTCCATAGATCTGACCAAGAGTTCCGAGATCGGAGAACTCGTCAGCGATCTTGGCGTAACCCTGCGCAGCCTGCTCTCGCGAGACTCCCATGGTAGCAAGATCCTGAGCGTTGGCCTGATCGAAGGCCAGTCCACGCTGTAGTGCCTCAGCTCCGATAGCCGCAGTAGCGGCGCTCTTCTGAAGGATGGGCAGCGCCCTGTTCTGGTCAAGGAAGTAGGCAGCAAGCTCACCCTGAGACAGGCCCATCTGCTGAAGGGCTGCCTTGAATGCCGGGTTGGCGAGAGTCGTTGCCTGAGTCGCCAGGTCTACTCGACCCTGAAGCTCGGTCGGACTCATGTCACCGGAGATGAACTTGGTGAAGTCATCATTAGTGTCATAGAAGCCTTCCGGAAGTCCGGACTGCTTCATGATCTGACGATAGCTGTTCTCCACCGAGATGTACTCGGCTGGGGAGAGAACAGACATGCCTGCACTCAGCCGCGCCTGATTGGCTGCAAACCTCTTCTTGTACTCCGGCGTGTCCTGAAGCAGAATGGAGATGGTGTCAGCACCGTAGCCATTCTTGACGTAGTCGTAGATCTTGCCAGCCAGACTACCGAGACCATACTGCGAGAACAGGGAGTTCAGTGCCATGTAGGCGTCTCGGTTGTTCCCGTTGAGGAGCTTGTCGTACTGCCCGGTCACCTGGTAGTACTTGTTCTGAGTGGTGGTGAACTTGGCAGTAGCAGTCTTGACCTGATTGGTCAGGCGAGACTTGGATCCCTGAGCAGCGGCCAGGAGCCGCTTGCTCTTGGAATCCTTCTTGCCGGTCAGCTTCTTGATCTGAGCGTTGACGCCAGCCAGGGCCTTCTGTGCCTGCTTCATCTGAGCTTCGGCGATCTTCAGCTGCATCTTCGCAGCCTCAGTCGGGCTCATGGCCTGGCTCATGTCGCCTGGTAGGTTGATGTTGGCCACCGATACTCCTTAGTGCTTGAGGTAAGCTACTGCCTTCAGCAGTAGCTGCGGATCGTCACCAAGGAGACCTATGGCACGATTGCAGTTGTTACACAGGAGGCCACGAACCTCACCAGTGTCATGGTTGTGGTCGACTGCGAGCATCTTGACCTCACCGTTATTGCCTAGGCAGGTCTCAGGATTACCGCAGATAGCACACAGATCACCCTGTTCGGCCATCATGTCGTCGTACTCCGAGGCGGTCAGGCCATACTTGCGCAGAGTGGTGGCCCTGTTGGCTCGACGCCGAGACTCCTTATTGTCATATCCCTTGATCTTGTCTCGGTTGCGCTTCGACCACTCTCGCATATAGATCCTATTCTTGCACTTCTTGCAAGATCCGCAGTCGCACGATGCCTTGCTCACTTCACTCCCGTCAGTGCTTAAAGCCGAAGTCTGCCAGGACCTGATGGCCTACCTGGAACAGACTGTCCTGAGCGTTCTTCGTCTTCTTCCAGCGAGGATCTCCTCGCAGTTCGTTCTCGAACTGCCAGAGAGGCTTAGCCTCCTTCTGAAGCGTGCCTGGATTGGTGTAGCTGAGCGCCTTCTTGATGGTCGAGTCAAAGAGGTTGACGCTGCCCGAGGGCAGCTCAAGAACCTGAGCCATGGACTGCATATACGGCTGAGCTATGTCAGCCACTGACTGGCCTGCCTCGATCTGCTTGTTCCACTGAGGGAATGCAGCCTTCGCCTTGTTCATGATCTCGGACTTGTAGTCCTGAAGAGTTCCCTTGCCCTGAAGGACTGTCCTAGCCCTTGCAGTGTACCAGCTGTCAGCGAGATTCACGCCCATGCTGTACGCGTACTGGCGAAGCTCATTGATTGCCTCTCCGCCCTCGCCCTGAAGGTGTTCCTTCGGGAAGGATACATACGCCCCAAGGTAGTAACGAAGCTGGCCTTCGTCCCAGCCCTTGGCAACCATGTTGTAGGTGGCGGCATCGATGTACTTCTTGACTGCGCCGTTCACCTCCATGCCCATCTGGCTGGCAAGCTGGATGACCTTGGTCCTGGCCTGCTGGTACGTCTGCTTGGCGGTGGCAGGGTCGGACTTGAGCGAGATGAGATACTCTCGCTCGTCCTTGCCGTGAGTCTTCCACCACCTGGTGTTGCGCAGCTTGGCCTGGAACTTGTCGGCACTCCAAGTGCCGGACACTGCCTGCTGGAACAGCTTCTTCAGTTCCGGAATGGAGTTGAGAAGGCCGGACACGAAGCCGTACTGCTCGGCAAGCTCTGCGCTTGATAGCTTTGGTGCCACGACGCTCCCTGTGGAGAAGTTGGACTGAGAACCACCAGATGGGTATCCACCTGCGTTCTTGATGACGTTGTCTACATAGTCCTTGATGGACGGCCCTCCCTGCTGGGAGGCCGTACTCATGTGATTGTTGGCAGATCCAGGACCACCGTACCAGGCTGCTGCGGCGCCTCGGGCGCCATACTTGTTCCAGTACGACTGGAGCTTACCCCTCGCTACTGCATCCTGCGCTGCTCGATTGTTCAGGAACTGCTGAGGGGTGAGGCTCTTGCCGTAGTAGGTCTTGGTCCAGCTCGGGATGTTGGAGCCGAGAACCTGGTACTTTCCGTAGGCGTGACCGTACGATGTCATGGGGCCGATGGCCCCATAGTTACCGCCAGACTCCTGCTGCACGATGGCAGAGAAGAACTGCTCGAAGGTGATAGCCACTTACCCTCCGATCATCCCGAAATCCTTGAGCACCTTGAGTCCAGTGGACATCATGTTGTCCTGAGTCTTGCTGGACTTGACCCATCGGGGGTCGTTTCTGATCTGATTCTGAAACGTCACCGTATCCATTCCAGTAGGCTTGCCCTGCTGGTTGACACCATTCAGGGCCCGCTTGATGAGCGGGTCCGACAGCTTGATGTCGGAGAAAGGAATCTCCAGGTCATCAGCCATCTGCTGCATGTATGGCGAAGCGATATCCATCATCGTCTGGCCAGCCTGTAGCTGAGTGGCGTAGCTTGGGTATGTGCTCACTGCCTGGTTGGTGATCTGGTTCTTGAAGTCCTGCTCGGTGGCCATGCCGCGACCGATGAGCTGAGCCTGGTTCTTGACAGTCTGCTTGTCGAGAGTGACGCCCTGAGTGAATGCGAACTGCCTGATCATGTGCTCGTACTGACCGGCCTGGCCGTTGAGAGTCGAGCCATTCTTCTGGAACGTGATGTATCCACCGAGGACATTCCTGAGACCGGCCTCATCGAGGCCGGTCTTCAGTACCTGTTCGGCGATCTTCCCGATCTTGCTCTGAGGAATGGCTGCACCCATCTCAGCAGAGAGCTGCATGATCTGAATCCTAGCTGCCGAGAGCTTCGCATTCCACGTTGCTGGATCGGTGGACTTCTCTGCGGCAGCCTTGCGCATGGTGTCGGAGTTCTCCTTCCACCACTTCGTATCCCTGAGCTTGGCCTGGAACTTATCGGCGGACCAGGTGTCCTTGACTGCGCTGTTGAACAGTCCCTTCAGTTCCGGGTTAGAGTTCAGGAAGCTGTGCGCCCAGCCATAGCTGGCTGCCAGCTCCTCAGGGCTGAGCGGCTCAGGCTCAGCATCAGTGGTGCTCCACGTGTCGGCCTTGCCTCCACCTTCGATACCAGCAACACGACGTCCACCCATGAAGGAGTTCTGGTAGTAGCCAGACGTCATGTCGCTGATGTGCACCTGACTGCCAGGCTTGGGCGCCTCAAGGAACTTGCCGTTCCCGAGATACAGCCCGACATGGTCAGGGCCCTTGACGTTGGGGTTCGTATCGAAGAACACCATGTCGCCAGCCTGAAGGTTGTTCATGCCAACAGACTTTCCCTCGCCGATCTGGCTGTAGGTGGTCCTGCTGACGTTGATGCCGAAATGCTTGTAGACCTGCTGGACAAGGCCGGAGCAGTCAACTCCGCTGTTGAGGTCGTTGCCTCCCCAGACGTAGTTGGTGCCAATGAACTGCTTGGCCCACTCCATCAGCTCCGCTCCGTTGACGGCCATTATCCTCCGATCATCTCCATCATTGCATCAAAGTACGTAGTCGACGCCTGGTAGGCGCCGAACTCTGGATCAGCCTTGACGTCCTCCATTGCCATCAGAGAACGTGCGGAGTCCTTGACTCCACCCTTAGTAGTGCTGGTCTGTCCGGTCACATCGTCACCCACGTAGTTCGTGGTGGCGGTAGTGATAGTCGGGTTCGCCTTCTCGTATGCGTTGATCGCACGCTGGAAGGTGGAGACCTCGGACTTGGTAGGGTCCCTGCCCAGCAGGGACTGTGCAGCCTGCATGAAGATGGCGTGCGCGTCCTGCTGGGTGGACATGTCGTAGCTGGTGCTGGTCTGGGTAACAGAGCGGGGAGTCTTGGAGTACGACTCCCGCTGCGCCCTGTCCTTAGCCAGAATGTCCCACGGAGTGAGACGCTGACCTCGACCCGCCTTGTAGTACGCTGCCGCCTGCTCAGCATACGTTCCCCACATCTGAGCGATGTCACCATCCTTCATCTTGGTGACATCGTACCCAGCGAGACCAAGCTGACTGAGGAACTTGTTCTTCGTCTTCTCGTCCCAGTCGTAGTACTGGTCCGCCACCTCGCTGAGCTTGGCGGACTTGTCGTACTGGCCAGGAGTGGCGAACCGCATCTCGCCCATCAGGGTATCGCCCTGCCCCAGATAGACGAGGGGGTCCTTGGTGCCACCCATGGAGGAGGATGGCTGGACTTCAGCGACATACATATCCATGATGGCGTCCCTCGTCGCCTTGTCCTTGGCGGCAATCTCATTCTTGGCTGCGATGCCGCCAGCTCCGAGCTGACCAATCCCTTCAGTCCTCACAGCCATCAACTTCCTCCTTGTGCGAGAATATCGGTAATGTCAGTCTGGACGGGGGCGGCCTCTTGGCCGACCACCGTCGCATCAGACTGGTCGAGCTTCTCCTGATCCTCTGCACTGTAGTGAGTGTTCATGTTGAACCCCATGTCAGTGGCGAAGTACCTGGAGTGAACCCACGCGAACCTGGTGTCAGACTCGATGAGACTCATGGTCAGCTTGTCCCACCAGTTCTTCAGGTCGTAGTTCGCGTTGGCGGTGATGTCGTCAGACCCGCCATTCATCTTGCGGATGATGAGGGCCTGCTGCATGTCCTTGCGGTACGACAGGTAACCCTTCAGGGTGTAGATGTCGGAACGCTGTCCGATGGTGCCGTCAGGCATCATGGACTTGGCCCACAGCTCAGGATCGTCTACGACATCCTGAAGCTCGTACGCGGTGCGATCGTACTTGCCCTTGTCGAGAGAGCTGAACTCAGCCTCCCAGGACTTGTTGTAGTACGGGTTCTGAGTACCGTCAGGCAGGTACTGAGATGTCAGGACCATGTTGATGGCCTGACGCTTCGCCTTCAGATCCTCGGCTCCGTCGTCGTCGAAGGTCTGAAGTCCACGGTCGAACAGTGCAGCGTTGACGCCCTCCATCATGGAGTTGTAGTCACGCCATCCACGAGCAGTCTGCGCCTCCGTCCAGGCCTCCTGTGCACCCATCTGGGTACGCTGAGTATCCTTGGACGCAGTGCCAGTAGAGTGCGTCTTCTGGTAGAAGTACGCACCGTCCGAATAGGTCCCGTCACCCTCGGATCCAACGATCAGGCCAGCATACTTGCTGCCGACCTTGTCGATCAGATCCTTGTAGTACTTGGACATCTTCACAGACTCGGCAGTGGGCCTAAGCCCACTGTTGTTCTTGCTCATGGACTGAGAGAACATGTAGAACGACTCGCCGTACTTGTCGTAGAACTTCTCGTCAGCACTGTTGGGGTCGAGCTTCTGCATGCGCTGGAACTCGTCACGGAAGAACTGGTAAGGGTCCTGCCCATTGACAGAGAACGGCAGCGCCCAAGCTGCCGCAGTCCTGAAGATGGTCCAGCGGTCTGCCCGCTCCTTCAGTTCCTTCCAAGTGGGCTCGGTGGTCCTGAGACCCTGCTCCCACTTGTAGTTCTCCACCTGCATCATGTAGAACAGTGCACGCTGCTTCGTCTCGCCCATGTCATCGGTTGCATCGCCGAGGCGCTTGCCGGTGTTGGGGTTGATGAAGTCGGTCCAACTATCCTGCGGTCCGAACGGAAGTACGCCGAGCTTCTTGCTCCAGTCGGCGAACTTCGGATCGTCCTGAGCGAAGTGGTTCGCAGAGATCTGAACATACGGACCCACGCCAACCGGAAGTGCACCGTCTCCATGGTTGAGCACCAGCTCTACGCTGGACATGGGAACAGTCAGTGCAGCATCCTCGTCCAGGCCAAGCTCCTTGTTCAGGGCCTTGCCTCCCAGATACTCTGGGATCTGGATGAGCATCTTCCTGTTGGAGTACTTGATCAGAGTCTTCTTGCCGGTCGCTGGATCAGTCGAGTATCCAGCGGCATCGATCGTGTTACCGTCCTGGTCAACAGTCAGGCCTGCCCTTGTGGGCATGCCATACGTCTGAGCCACTCGTGCAAGCACATCAGGCTTGTCGGAGATGATACGTCCCCAGCGGTTCCAGGACTCCTGCTGCGCTCCGAAGAACGCACCGAAGTGGCGCATCATGTACGCCATCTTCGTCTCATGATCCATGGTGAACGTGAACTTCTTCACGTCATCAAGGGCGCCCTTGCGGGCGTTCTTCTCAAGGATCTTCCTGGTGGACTCGTCCACGTGGGTGACGCCCTGAGACTTCATGATCTGCATCTGCTCGGACAGGTGAGCCTTGTAGCTCTGACCGAACAGCGGATTACGCAGGAGCTTGGTTGCTGGGATCTGGTTGGCGATGTTGTACCAGCCGTTGATGGACTTGTCCAGTAGCTGCGCCACTGCACTTTCTCCAGTCGCGTAACGGTAGGACTCGGCATTCACCATCGGGCGGTTTGCCTGAGGGATTGCCTTCAGCGTCTCCGGGTCCAGCTTGCCCTGAAGTACGGACGCCCTGATGGCATCCATTCCTGGCATTGCCGGATCCAGCACATAGTCAACCTGAGCCTTCACTCGCTGAGCAAGCTCGTAGTCAGGCATGTGCTTGAGGCCGATGTCAGTCCTGTAGCGAAGCCCCTCTGGGGTGCTTCGCATCCAGTTGACAAGCTGACCTTCATCGAGACCCTCAAGAACCTTACGGCCTACACTGCTCTGGCCGATCTGATCGTTCAGCAGACGAGTCCACGCCTCCATGTGCTTGTCTGCCCCATGGCTGGCTGGAGTGATGTTCTCCCAGTCTGCACGTCGCATCCTCTTGAGATACCAGTCGGACTGAGACCCCATAAGGTTCTGGAAGTTCCTCTGGCCAGCGGCGAGATCCTTGTACAGCTCGCCCTGCTTGCCCCCAAAGGCGGGAGCGAATACCTCTCGCCCAACCTTCACGTCACGAGTCTGGGCGCCGTAAGCGACCAGCGATCCGTAGTCGGCATGAGTCTGCCTGGCCGCTGCGATGTCGTCAGTGAGATCCTTCAGGCCATCCTCAAGGGTCTGGATCTTGTGTGGGTTCTGGCCGAGAGCCTTCTCCCTCAGTAGATCATTCCTGATCTCGGTGTGGACAACAGACATCTCGTCGATGTGCTGAGCCAGCGCTCCCTCGGTCTGCCTTGCGGCAGACACGGAGTCGCTTGCCCACTTACCACGGATGAAGTCCTCCATCATGACCTTGCCACCACTGGCCGCACGCTGCATCATGGCCAGTCCACCGAAGCGGGCTACCTGGCCAAGGAAGTCATCGGCAAGCGCCCTTGGGGCGTAGCCGAGACGGAACAGCTGGGCGAACTTCCAAGTGGTGGACAGAGTATCCAGAACCTCGGAGGTGTTCATCCATGCGTTGCCAGCCTGGTTCTTCATTCGCTGGAACGTGGACCCGTGAGCGTTCAGAGTCTTCTCGAACGTCGCGAAGTCCATCATGACGTGGCTATTGGCGAGCTGAGTGTCGAAGATCGGAGTGGAAACTACTCGTCCTCCGTCAGCCTCGATCTCGGCAACCCTGATGGTGCGGGTTGGGTCATTCGGATCCGGCATGGTTGCCGATCCGTAGGATCGCTGGCCCTGAGCCGCAGACTGTCCAGCACGTCGCCTGAGGGCGAAGTCCTTGTAGAGGTCGTTAGCCAGTTCATAAGTGATCTGATCGTTCGGCCCCTTGCCAAGGTTGTAGCGGTCCACCATGCGGTGAGTAATCTGCTGCTCAAGCTGAATCAGTGTCATCTGACGATCAGCGACAGAAGAGTCCAGGTAGCGAGAGACGTACATCTCCCGACCCTCACGGCTCAGACCCTTAACCTCTCGCAGACTTGCATCCAGCTCCTTGAAGCTGTCCTCTGCGTGGATGTCGATGAAGTTGGTGGGCCTGATGTCGTTGTAGGTGCGAACCACCTTGACCGGGAATCCAATTGAGGCATTGTAGACCAGAGCCGCACTGCCCTTGATGACTCCCTGTCCAGTTACCTTCTTGAGTCCACCATCCTGGAGAGTCTTGGATCCACGGAACTTCATTCCGGCTGGCGTGGTGATCCGGTTGAAGTTCATGTTGTCGACAGACGCGAAGGCGTCTAGCTTGTCGTCGATGATCCTGGACTGACGGTTCATGTCATTGATGATCTTGGTCTGGTCATCAAGGTAAGTCTTGATCATCTGACCACGAGCGCTGGCCTGCTGAGCGGCAGGCAGCGTGCTGTAGTGAGTTCCCAGTCCAGTGACACGCTGAGTCAGCATGTCGATCTGTCCACTGATCTTAGCGCTCTTGACGTCGAGGACATCCTTCGCTGCCTTGTCACCCATCGACACGCGCAGGATGTCGGACACCTCGTCTGCATCGTTCGCCTGCGAGAGCAGGCGTGCGAGTGCGTCACCGTTGGCAGACTTGCTCAGTGTGGGCATGTCGCGACGGAGGACGAGTGCTGCATTGTCAGGATTGGTCTGCTTGGTCTTCATGACCAGGTCGACCATGGACTGGAATGCTGGCTTCTGGAAGAAGCCGTCCAGGGTCTTAGTGCCAGTAGTCTGTGCTGCCACGTTCTTCGTGAACAGCTTGGACTTGGCTACGCCAGCAGACTTGCCAGCAAGGACCAGCGGATCCATGTACCAGGACACGGCGAAGTCGGTGGCACCAGTGACGTACTTGGACGCACCGGAGCCGAAGTACTCCTGAGCCCTGGTCTTGACTCCGAAGATGTCGTTCTTGGTTGCCTCGTCCTTGTACTGACCACGGTCAAGGAGGCTATTGTCCTCAGCGATCTGGTCAGGTCGAATGCCACGAGCCTTCAGCTCCTTGTCATTCAGACCCATCATCCAGATGGCCTGACCTGGGCTCACATCGTGAGCGACGTTCCAGTAGTCCTTGAAAGCATCGATCTCGCCATCCTCACCGATGTAGTCAGGACGGCCGTAGACGACGCTGTGTGCAGCCATGGCACCAGCGCTCAGCGCTGGTGATACGGTGGCGCTGTACAGAGCGTACAGCTTGGATCCAACCCACTCGATCGGCTTGAACAGTGGAGAGTCGAAGATGCTTCCTCCAGTCGCAGCGTTACGCTGCTCCTGAAGTGCTTCGATCTGGCTGCTCAGAACCTCCGGATCATCGGACCCGACACCAGCACTGGCCCAGTAGCTCTGGAGGGCGTACTGGGCAGCCTTCGGCATCTGGTCAACCTCAAGATCACCATCAAGGACTGCGCCGGAGATAAGCTCCATGTCCTTCTGGCTGGGGTTGTAAGCCATTATGCCTCCGTGTTCATGTCGGTCGGATCATCGTACGGCTGGATCTCACTGCGGATCAGGTTCTTGGCCAGGTCGTTGGCTTGAGCCCTCGACACGCCAGAGCGTGCGAGGGAGATGCCCATCACTGGTGCATCATGGAACGCCAGGGCAAGAGAGCCCATATCGTCGAACCACTGCCCGCCATACTGGTAGTCGAGGTCTTCGCTCACTGTAGCGCCTTGGCCTTCCTTACTACGTTCCTCATCGCCCACGCTGCTCCTGGCTGATTGGCCATGAACTCAAGCACTGGGAGATAAGGAATGAGGGACTGGAGATCCTCTTCCTTCTGGTTGGCAAGCCCTAGAGCTTCCTCTCCAGCGCCCGCGCCAAGAGCGGCGCCGTCAGTTACTGGAGTGCCGGGCTGGGCACTGGGTGCGTTCAGCCCGACAACCCTTGAGGATGGATCTCCGAACATGGATGCGAAGTCGGCAGAGCCTCCAGGGCTCTGTCCGACAGGTGCACCAGACTTCTGCTCCTGGTAGTCCCTCTGCTCACCATAGCCAGCATCCGGCAGGCTAGTGTTCGCGGCAGATACTGCCTTGTCAGTCCTCTCGCTGAACGCGCCTGGACCGGATACTTCAGCCATGATTCTTCCTTACTTGGCCATCGTTCCGCCACCACGGGTCATGCCCGTGTTGACGAGGTAGCTCTCCCAGCCCACGGCTACGGATGCCTCCGCCTGGTGGCGGCTGTCTCCGTGTGCGGTGGAACTCATGGGCTGTGCGGTGTGAGGCTCAAGCATGCGCCCCTTCAGGGTCTTCCAGTCCCCCTCGGGTCCGTGCTGTCCTCCGAACCAGGTTCCGTCACTCATGACCTGCTCCTTGCTGCTCGCCTTGCAGGAGCCTTCGGCTCCTCTGTCTTGACGACCCTGATGTTCTTGGGATCGTCCTTCTCCTTCTGCCCACAGCGTGGACAGCGGATGCCGTGATTGTCCTTGTAGTTGTGATACTCGGACATCTGGCAGCTCCAGCAGAGATTCATCAGATTCCCGTCTGTCGCTGAGTTCGAGCGCTCATAGTCGCTTCACCCTTTCCGGTTAGTCCCGCCAGGAGCGACATCATGTCGAACCCCTGCGGCTGTCCTGCACCGCCAGGAGCGGTGCTTCCCCCTGGTGGAGCCTGACCCGGCTGACCTCCGCCCGCTGCGCCCATCAGTGCTGCCAGTGGATCAGCCGCCTGAGCGGCTGCCTGAGGCTTCGGCTTGAACACCTTGAGCACAGCGTCATGGACGCTGGTGCCCTTCTCGCGCTCCTCGATGAGCTTACCCATCTTCTGGAGTGCGTCAACCGGATCGATCTGGCCCTGCTGTGCCATCGGAAGGATCGACTGCATGTAGCCCATGATGCCCTGCTTGAGTGCATCAGTGAACTGCTCGTTGTCGATCTGAGTCTGAAGCTGCACAACATCCAGGTCCATCGGCAGCTGACGCTGCACGAAGTCCCGAGAGACAAGCTGGTCACCACGGAGCTGAAGGAGCGCAACAATTGCACGTGCTGGATCCTGTCCTGCGGCAAAGCCGTAGGTCACGTCCGTCATGTAGCTGCCGTTGATGTCCTTGCGTGGTACGTAGTTCTCCTCGAAGGGAGTTCCCTGCACAACGCCAGTGACGATCTTCTGCTCGTTGGGCCATAGCTTCTCATCCATCTCGAAGCACAGCTCGATAGCCTTGGCCAGCGCCTGTGAGATCACAGACTGTCCAGTCGTGATGACGGTGTTGAAGCCGCCCATCAGGGCCTGGACGCCGCGACCGGTGATGATGGATGCATCGATGTTTCCGGAGCGGACCTCTGGACTCCTCATGGCCTGACGTGCCTCCATATCCAGAAGGCTTCCCTCCTGGAACGCGTACTGAGGAATGTCACGCGTCGGGTACATTACACCCTGCGGGTTGTCCGTACGGATGATGGCGT